AAAGTATAAGTTGAAGATTTATCTGGTGCTGGATATACAGTAATTGTAGGTGTATTTTGTTTATCAACAAAATATTGATTAGGTCTTGATGTCGATCCTTTACTAGCAAGTCCAGAATACTGAGATCTACTTATTCTAGTAAGTGGTATGTCATTGTTTACGCTATTAGTTGTTTCACGAATAAATGCATCTAAAACATCTATGGGTGCTGTTGCGTTAGTGGTATCGATATTGTAAGTCACAGTATCTTTAACCATCGCTACACTTTTTGATGCTACAGTCCATTGGTTTAAACCACGATTCGACCACTCAGCAAGCATAAGATTCAAACTTCTTTGAGCTGATTTCAGATCATACCCTGTGCGCAGCTCGATTCCACATCTTTCAAATGCTTCCTCTATAAACTCACCAACATCAGGTTCAAAATTTTTACTATTCGATGTTGCCATATTACCTCACAAGTTAAGAAAGTGACTCACCAAACCCGTCTAAAAATTTGGTGAGTCAGTTTTCTAAGCATGAAACACAGTAAGCGTTCCAAATGTGCTTACAGTGTATGAAACAAATATACCTGATTCAAATAGAACACCTTCATCTGGGATTGTAATATCTCTAGTTGCTGTCGCGCTTGCAACAGTGCCTAGTTTAAATGTACTTGAACCAAGTGGAGATGTAGTTACAAAATCAAGTATGCCAGCTGTACCACTACAAACCGCATTAATGCCTCTGAATCTGGATCTACCAGCGAATATCACATCTGCACAACTTGCTGAATGTCCGATTGAAACATTTGCTGCTGGTTGTGCAGAAGCTACTGCTGCTGTGACAGTTCTAAAGAATTTAGTACCAGAGGTTGTAGTAGCTGAACCTGTTAAAGTAATAACTTCTGTTTGTGCAGAGCCATTAACATCAGTACCAGTAATAGTAACAGTTTTGCCATTATCTCCAGTACCAGCTGTAGTGCAAGTAATTATTCTTGCTGCTGTAAATGTTGCAGTACCGCCAGAAGTATCTGTTCCACCGATTGTAAAATCAGTATTTGCTTGTTCTGCTGCGGAAACACTTACATTATCAGCAGCATTGGTATCAGCAGCTATATGAACTGCTTTGACATCTGAACCAGTTATTCTAGCCATAATTTACCCCTTAATATACTGTGTATTCGATCTCAACAGTGGCTCGGAACGCAGTTAAAGCTGTATCACAGGCATCACCAGCGCACATATAAAGATTGTTACTCGCAATCGCAGCACTTATGTTTGGCTCGAATACATGAAAGTTCCCAGCAGTATCATCAAGATTTATATCAACTTCTGTTACTGAATCAGTAGCAGAAATTCTTGGGTTGAATGATGCAACACCAGCTCCCACAATTTCTGTTCCAGAAGATATAGCTGTATTAGTAGCTGTACCAGAAGTAGCACTCAATTGTAAACTTGCTAGTGAATTTGCATCACTTGCTGCTGCTGTTGTTATACCAACTACTACTTTATGGATGAAAAATTTACTAGCTGTTACTAAATCATCTGGATGATCAGCGTTAAGCTGTCCAAGTTCAACAAGTACATCTGCATCAGTATAAGTTGTAGTAGCTGCATTTGTACCAGCTAAACTTACTGCGAATGTTTGTATTTTTCTGCAACCTAAAGAAATAAGCTGTCCAGTAGAGTTTACTGAAAAACCTGTTTCAGTGATTGCACCTGTACCACTAGCTTCGTTAATTACTTTAAAACCGCCCTTGGATCGGACTGGTCCACTAAAAGTTGAATTTGCCATTATAATCACTCCTTTGTGATAAGTTTTATCGTCTTGGCTTGTCAGCTAGGTCTGTCGATAAAACAAAAAAAATTACCCTAGTCAATACATCATACTTCAAGACTAAGGTAATTGGAAGTTAGGAGTAAATTATCATGTATTCGTGCTCACAAACACCTATCATTTGTTTTTTGTACTTCTTGAGCATATCTTTTACAGCATGTTGTATTGGTATCGACCAGTTATCCATGCGATTTACGCTGTGACCAAATGAAGCATCGAACTTGTTGAAACCAGCTCCATCTTCTTCATTAGCACCATCGCAGTATCTTGCTAACAATTTAACACACTCTTGCATTGCTTTGACTACATGTGCTGGCAATGCTTTTACTTTTTTGCCTTTGTATAGCTTCTGAACTTCACCAGCATCATATGATATTTCTTCAACAATCACATTTACAAGTTCTGGATCGTCAAGACTTTTATCAGCAACTTTCTGTTTACCAACAAGCGTTTCAGCCAATTTAGCATCAATAGATCCATCAACAACAATATGTTGAACCAATACTGAATCCTTTTGTCCAATTCGATGACATCGATCTTCTGCTTGGTTCATGTTAGCTGGAACCCAATCCATCTCTGCAAAAACCACATGGCTAGATGCTGTTAATGTAATTCCTACACCAGAAGCCTGTATGCTTCCTATGAAAACATCAGCATCACCTTTCTGAAATTCGTCAATTGATACCTGTCTGGCTTTAGTTGACATATCACCAGTTAAGATCACGACTTTTTTGTCGTGTTTTTCTAAGCCTTCTTTGATACCAGCAATGACATCTTTATGATGAGCAAACACTACAACTTTGTGATCAATAGTAGAAACATGCTCAACGACATGATCAACTTTCTTCAAAGCCATTTGATGTCTAACACTAGCCATTTTATCAAAAGGTATATCATTAGATGATGTTTCTGCGATCACATCTGACCAAGTATCATATTCTTTTTCTAATTCCTGACCATAATGATCTCTACCTAGTACAATAACCTGTCTTACTTTGTCTGGTAAATCAGTTAACACATCTTTCTTTTTTCTTCTGAGCATAATGGTGGATCGCAATCTTTTTTGTAATTCTTTGAGATTGCTTGCGCCAGAAAAATCCCAAACAGTCTTGCGACCAATATTAATTTGATGTGCGCTACAGAATTTGTAAGCGTAACTAAAGAAATTACCAAATACACTTGGACTTAAATAACCAGCTATTGGTTGTAGCTCAATAGGTTTGTTTGGTATTGGTGTGCCAGTTAGTGCAACTTTTCTATCTGCTTTTATTTTCAAAGCAACTTTAGATCTGGAAGTTTTTGGGTTCTTCAGATAGTGACACTCATCAAAAATTACATATGACCAAGTTCTTGTGAGAATCTTGTCTTTGAATTTTGTAAGTAAATCGTAATTTATAATTACAATATCAGGATTTACAGGAAACTCATCTTTACCATTTTCTATTGTTTTGATATTACGATCCTGAACCAACCATGTTTTACATTCGATACCCCAGTTAATTTTTACTGAAGCTGGTACAACTATAAGAACTTTAGGTAGCTCAATTGAATTCATTAAGCCAATTGCTTGTATTGTTTTACCTAATCCCATTTCATCTGCGATCAAAGCAGATTGTTTTCTTGATAGAAACTCTATACCAGCTTTTTGGTATGGGTAATAATCCAAACCTTCTGGTGCTTTTATTTCGACATCGCTAGAGATAGCCATAGATTCTTCGATCTTTTCATTGTTATCTCTATATCTTTTACAAACCCACTGATCGTCTTCTTTAACAATAAAGATGCCAGCTTTTTTTAATTCAGATTTGCGAACACGATAGATTGCCCAAAAGTCTTGGTTATCTTTTTCTATAATTGCAGTAGAAACAAATCGCCCATCAGGTAGGGCGATTTCTTCTCCAAACTGCAAAGGTAACTTAAAAGTTTTATCTTCCATTACGCTTCTCCTAGGAATGGCTTATGCCATTCCTTTCTTTTCCAAATCATCAAGAAATGATTCGCTTTTAGTAATTTTAATATCCCATTTATTAGCATCATCACCAAAGTTACCTTTAATAAACGAATGGGCATTGGCTATACTGTAAAAGAAATAAGAGGCTATGTATGTTTCACCTTCTTCATTTACATTGTTAAAACTTACTTTATATTCCATCTTGTTCTCCTTTTTAGTTTTAATAATTGTTTCCACATACATATAGTATCAAATGTGCAAATATTTGCAACTATTAATACAATTAATTTATATTTATTTTAGGTATAAAAAAAGGGTGCGAAAGCACCCTTTATCAGTAGTTGAGTAATAAACCCTACTGTTGGTTCAATTAAGCACCCTGTGATCCATAGATACCGCGAAAATCACTAAAGCCAAAAGAATAACGCTCTCTAGCCTTGTATCTAATGTTTCCAGTAGTGAAGTCTGGTTCCATTGAAGTTGCCATTGCAGTTCTTTGAAAGCCTTTTAGACCATCACCTTGGTCGGTTACAGAAGTTATGATGAAATAAGCATCTGGATCATTAAGATAATGATTTACAACAGTCCCACCAGAAATCATTCCAGTGTTTCTAATTGCATTGATATCGTTATCTGAAGTTCCTGTTCTTAAATCACTTGACAACAATCTGTCAGCCACAAAAACCAATTGTGGTGGAATGACAAGTTTAGAAGGCATAACACTAATTTGTAGTCCACGATCATCAGTAAATGTCGCTAGATCTACTAGGTTAGCTTCAAGACTTGTTTCATTCAAGTCAGCCATTGTTGTTGCTCTGTTAGCTTCAGTACCACCACCAGCTAATGGGTGAGCAGTATTGATTAGTGATACACCATCACCACCAGTGAAACTACTGGAAAAAGCGTTGTTCAACACAGAAGCTGCTTTGACTTCCTTAGAATGCTTCATTGAACGGGCGAGACTCTTAGTGTATCTCTTACCAAGTGAGTCGTATAGATTATCTTCTATAGCTTCCTCAGTAAGTGCGAATGCCAAACTTACAGTGTCATGTGAATAACGCGCAGTGTATGACTCAGTTGCGTTATCAAATGATACTCCTTGACCTTCAGCTTTATCTGGCGCACCGCCAAATCCTACTAACATTACTTCTTCTTCAAACGCTTTTGCGCTGTCTTCCATTTGGAATATTTCAGAATATTCCTCACCATGTTGGTCATATTCCAGTCCGAAAAGACTGTTAAGACCGGGTTCTAGCTCCGCAGCTAGTTGGGCTCTTGAAATAGCCATAATTAAGCTCCTTTAAGCTAGACCAGCACCTTTCTGTCCCATGATGTGATTTTGTATCACACAAAGAACATTGGTGTTGGCAGACGCAACGTCTGAGTTATCGGGATCCTGAGATATATCAATTGCCTTGAGAGGCAGTCCAGCAGTAGTCGCACCTGTTGAGGTATCGAGTTCTGCATTACTTTTCCCAGAGAGAGTGCTACCTACTGGTGATTG